TCTAATAAAATTTTCATTCATAATATTTAAGGGGACCTAGGCCCCCTTTGTTATTGTTGCTATCGCGCTACAACCATCTAGTTTAATGTCTAATGGCAAAGACATTGTTATTTAGAGAGTTAGCGAGATGCCAGAATCACCAAAACTAATTGTATCTGATGCATAAGAAAGACCACCCAGTCCAACATCACCAACAGGTTGTGCTGCACCGAAAGGATACTCACCTACATCACTAGTGAATGTAATGTTATCAGTTCCCAGGGTAGTTTTTTGATCTGTTGTCTCGGCAATACAACGAAGACCGAGATAGTGTCGCCACAGTTCACACAAAGTATTTTGTGGAACGTTATCATAGAGTGCCTGAATTACGGCGTCTCGTGCTGCAAGTTCAGCAGCGGAATACTTAGTAGTCATAATTTATGCAGTGATGCAGTCGCGAATGTAACATGGGACACCTTCGGGATCCAACCATTTAGTATATTCAAAGTCCTCCATGGCGAGGTTTAGTTGCATACCATTGTCACAGAGATACATGTCTTTGTAACGCTTGGTCCATTCATCAAATTTCTGAATACGAAAGTCAGGTTTGCCATTGATCTCAAGCGTACCACACTCAACGTAGCGGTACGGAGAACGTTCAAGGAGGACTGTAGGTGTCATTAGGTAAGATCAGTTGCTAGTTTATCAATAAGGATAGCATAATCCTCGTCCACATCGCCCCAGAATTGGACTCCTTTATCCTCGTAAAATTTAAAAACTTTTTTGAAGATGTTAGGATAATCTGAATCTAGAAATACATCACCAGTTACTGCTTGATTGAGAATATCAAGGACTGGCGCAAACTTTTGCCGTGTTGTCATATCTCTTTAGCGATGTGAACAGATGCCCCTAAGGGCAACTCCCAAGGCTGGATTTGAACCAGCGACCAGCCGATTAACAGTCGGCGGCTCTGCCACTGAGCTACTTGGGAATGCATGCCCTTAATAGGGCAACGGGCAAGGAGGGATTTGAACCCCCGACCAACGCATTAGAAGTGCGATGCTCTATCCACTGAGCTACTTGCCCATTCTATAAGTTCGTTGATACGATTAGTTACCAGAAAGGACTCTTCATCACGAGCTGCAGAAACATGCTCGTGCAGTTGATCTACAAGTGCAGTAATCTCAGCATGAACTAGGTTCAGTTCAAAGTCGTTGTAGAGTTCTTCCTGTGTCATGGTCGTCTCTCGGAACCTCTGTAGTATAGCAGGGTAAGAGTCAGGCGTCAACCACCTTTCTGAAAGTAATCTTTTCGCATGTACCTACCAAGGATGTTGCTGTTGTAGTATGCAGGGGTGCCATCGTCAAATGCCTCCGTAAGTACATTATGCTTGAATAATTGTCGGGTCTCTTCATAGTTGCATTGACCCTTCGTTTTATGTAGGCTTAGTATGTGCCTCGTGAAGTTCAGTTTTCCGAACTTCTTAATGTCATCTTTAAGTTCTGGACAAGATCCGTAATACTTTTTCCAGTCAGATTCCTGCTTTACTTTTCGTTTTTTTCCAGGGGGAGTTCTAAAGGACCAAAAATACTTCCTCCCAACGTACGATTTGTGTGTGGTGACATTGGTAATACAGTAAACAAACCCAAAGTAATCCCCAACATCGCTGCTATTAAAAGTTCGTTCCATGTACATCCAAGGATTTTCATAATTAGATTCACTCATTAGTATCAACCTTCTTGAAATATTTAGAAGGTTGATTTTAATTTAAATTATACTACCTTTCCAGGACGATAGGTGGTATCTTTTAGTACCTCATCTAACAGTCTACCATACTCGTTGTACTGACGATCACCAGCGATGAAACATCTCTGTCTTCTCCATACTGCTTCTGAGATCATCTCCTTTTCTCTAGGAGTAAAATCTGCAAAGCGATCTACATTAGTCATTGTTTGAGTTTCCATTGTAATTAATTAGATACGATACTCATCAAGAATATCTAGTACTTTACTTAGAGCATACTGAGCAGCATCTTGTTCCTTCGGAGAACAGTTACCTAGCATTGATCCCTGGAGAATCTTGGTCTTTAGTTTGTAGACATGCGCTAGCATATCTACCTTAGTCAAAGCTGAGCGTGACATTAGATACTGGCCCAATCGTTATTAAAAATTTCTAAACCTTTGTCTGTAAGAATTGATTTATATAGAGAGTAAAAAGTTGTAACTGGAATAGTACATATATCAGCACCCACTCTAAATGCATGTGATACTTGGCGGGCTTCACGAATAGAAGCTGCCAAAACTTTAGTGTTGACTGAATGTGTTGCGTAGACATCAGAAATCTCCTCAATTAGAGAAATGCCATCCCAATGTTGATCATACACACGACCAACAAAAGGAGACACGTACGTTGCCCCTGCTTTTGAAGCAAGAATTGCTTGAGCAGTAGTGAATATCAATGTGACATTGACTGGTATCTCATTACTTGACAGTTCCTTACATGCCTTAAGTCCCTCGTAAGTACAAGGAACTTTAATAGTAATATTAGATCCTATATCCAAATAACTTTCTGACATTTCCAACATCTCTTCCGCTGTTTCACCAACCACTTCGGCTGAAACAGAAGAATTCCATGGAAGAATATCAGATATTTCTTTGATAACTTCTATTGGATCTCTACCTGATTTCTTCATCAATGTGGGGTTAGTAGTTACCCCATCAATTAATCCAGTTTCATGTAGGCGAGCAATAAGCTCAGCGTCAGAGCAGTCCAAGAACAATTTCATGGCACCTCTGTGCGTAGTTGTCTTATTTAGTATAGCAAGACCTACTACGATAACTAGGTTTATCTTCAAATAAAGACAAAAAAAGAGGGGCATTAAACCCCTCTTTGTATTACGTTCTACTTCATCTATTTGGCGTAGGTCTGACCACGATAACAGAATGTACCATGTGTCTCTTTGTTATCTACACAACGTGTAGTATACTCAACACCACGGTAAGCAGTGTGACTAATCTGTGCATTGTGCAATGCAGATGCCTTATTGATCTGCTTCTTGACCATTTGAAGTGTATTCATTTGTGAACTCCTAAAGTAGTTGGATTTTAATCCGTTCCTTTAGTCGTTTGCGTCCCAATAACATTCAGGATTTGATTCCTTCATGACCTCAACCAATTCAATCTTTGACTCAGTGTCAAGATGTTCGTACTTTCGCATCCGCATTATAATTGCGTCTGTCTGAGCACAGGTGAGGGTTGTATACAGAAGTATATCAAGCATGGGATGAACGCTCCGTTCCGCGACTTACTTGCGTCCCCGAAGGGATGAACGTAGGACCTAGTATAGACCCAGTAATACTATTTATCACTTTTGTGTGTGTCTTTCTTAACATTGTTCTTTTTGCCCTGCTCCCAGAGATACTGTAGTCCTTCATCCATAAGAGGACCTTCATCAAACTCTGACAGGTACTCATCAAATTTATTTTCGGCTTTGATTCTGAACTCTTCGCTCAGAGGACCGTTCTGTTTTAACTCTTCCATCTAAACCAACCCGTAATAATTAGTTTTTCTTGTGTTTCGGAGACGACTCCTTTGTGGCGGTGAGTATAACTTGCGGGAAACAGTACAGTTTTACCTGCAACTGCATCTACTGTTTGATCCTGCCACACAAAGTGGGTGCCGCCTCCATCAGTAACAGTATTTAGATATGTAATAAACGCAACTACTCTATCTTGCTCAGGTCCTAGAGCATCAAAGTGCTCTGCATAAAATCCCTCTCCTGGTTTGTACCACTGGTACTTAGGATGACTATGGAAATCTAGAGGTTCATCAAAAAGATACTTGTCACTATAGTCTTTTATACAATCCATCAAGTGTTCCTGATACTCCACGTCTTTATATGATGAGGAGTATTCAATTTTACTATCAGGAATATCATTGAAAAATAGATCACTACATTTTTTGTAGTCCTCTCTCACTTTATTCTGTCCTACAGTTCCAGGTTTAATTGCTTTACCTGTCGCTTTAACTTCACGGAAGAGACTAACCATTCCAGAAATGATAGACTCTTCACATTCATAAACATTAATCATTTTCTATATGGTAATGGCCAAGTGATGTGCATTCCAAAGCACAGTAATGCAATAAAAGAAAATACAAATATACCACTAATCACAAACTAAACCCTGCAAATGTATTTGCTTCAACGTCCTGCGTGATACCACCGATGACATAGGATTCAATCTCCGTCTCCTGTGGAGCGTTCTGTTGACCCTTAGAGTTCAACCAGTACTCAGTCCATGGCAGTGGGTTGTTCTTTGCTGGAATGTCATACAGAGGATCAAAACCAATCGCTTTCATACGACGGTTAGCAATCCACTCAACGTACATACCAAGTAGTCTCTCATTCAATCCAATCATGCTACCATTCTGGAACAAATAATGTGCCCACTGCTTCTCTTCGTTGACAGTTTTCTTAAACATGTCCATTACATAGGGTCGTTCTTCCTTTGCAATCTGTTCCATCTCAGGATCATCACCATTCTTCCAGTTTTTTAAGATATTCTGGGTGATCACTAAGTGCTGTGACTCATCGCGAGCAATCAAAGAAAGGATTTTTGCACTACCTTCCATGATTTTAAGTTCACCAAACCCAAAACTACATGCAAAACTGACATAGAAACGAATACCCTCAAGGATATTTACATTAGCAACTGCACGATATAGTGAACGTTTCAGTTCACGACGTTCAAGCTGCCCTGCATAGTGACCTTCCTTTGCAAGTTCCCACATGGTTCCATTGTCATACTGATGAGCCTGATTGATAAAAGTATCGTACCCTTCAGTGACTGATGATGCACGTTCCATTACCTTCTCATCATCCAAGATAGTATCAAACACATCACTAGGATCTGCATACACATTCTTAATGATGTATGTGTAAGAGCGACTATGGACCATCTCCATAAACTGCCACACATTCATGCATGCTTCTAACTCAGGGAGTGAACAATAAGGGATAAAAG